ACCGACACTTCCATAGAGCGTTGAGCCGATTCTATAACCATATCCATTTAATAAATTATTGGTTTGTGTTGTGTTTGAATCGCTTCCAATTAAAATAGTTCCATTAGATATATGTAGCTTTTGCAGAGGACTAGAATTTCCAATTCCAACATTGCCTGTATCTCTACATAGCAAAACATTACCACCAGCAAGGTCAGCACCACCATATACTTGTAACTTTCCAAACCCTGAATTACTAGTTCGTGCTACCAACAAGTTTTGATTGTTATCAATACGCATGGCTTCTGTGCCGCCAGTTTGTAAAGCAAGACTATTATTAGTTGCGTTGATTCTTGCAACTCCTGTTCCTGTATTTGTTAAGTTAATTCTTGCACCGATATTAGTTCCAACAGCAGTAAGTCGCATAATATCGTCATAACCACTTTGTCCTGTAATATCTAATCGATAGCCTGTAGATGGGCTAGAATTACCAATTCCAACAGCAGTATCAACATAAGCTGTTCCTGAAAGGTGAAGGTCTTTAAATCTTTCTGAAGAAGCACCTAAATCAGTTATATTATCTGTAAGTGAACCTTCTCGAGTTGGTAAAATTGCATTTGTTGCAAAAGTAAGACCTGCATGGTTAGCTGCTTGTCCTGAGATAAACAAGTTGTTGCCGCCAGAAACACCAATATTTCCAACTGATGAGCCATCTTTATCAAATCTTACAATTTCTCCATCACTTGTCTTACGATTAAAATATGCAACAAGTCCGCCATTAGTTGTGCTTTCTTGTGAGCCATCAGGGTTGAATCTATGCCCTACTACGCCTGAAGATGAAGAAGTCTTACCCACCAATAAGTTTCCAGAACTACTAATACGCATGACTTCTTGTGCTGCTGTAGCATTTGGTCTTGTATGAAAACTTAATGCACAAGCTGTATTACTATCTGTGCCATTTTCTTTAAAACCTTTTATGCCGCCATAAAAAGCATAATCATCAGCAGCAGAATACTTACCATAAAATCCTATTTCTCCACCTACTCCAGCAGCCATAGCTGTTGAATCTGCTGCAACAAAAGAAGGTGAACCAAAACTTGATGTATGGTTAACAAAAGATTGTATTTTTCCACTTCCATAGGCAGATGTTCTTCCAGCAACAAGTTTTCCTGAAGAAGTAATAGCACCTGTAATGTTTATATCACCAGTACCTGTTATATCGCTTGAATTTAAGTCTAAATCACCACCTAATTGTGGAGTTGTATCTTCTACAACATTATTTATAGAAACAGCTTGTACTCTTGCATCAGTGTAATAAAGGTTAGTTCCCTCTGATAAATCACTTGTAGACTTACCACCAAATGCAGAATTAAATCTTGCAGATGTATAGTAAAGATTGCTAGTTCCTTCAGATACATCATCAGTATCTTTGCTTGCTAGTCTAGTATCAAATCTAGCATCAGTGTAATAAAGATTAGTACCTTCTGATAAATCGCTTGTAGACTTAGCTGTAAAGGCAGAATCAAATCTTGCTTGCGTATAATAAAGGTTAGTATTTTCAGTTAAGTTTGCAGTTGTAAAATTAGATATGTCAGATACTTGTCCAGTGACATTTCCTGTAACATTACCCTCTAAATTAGCAACTAAAGTACCAAGTGAATCTAAGGTTATATTTCCTGTAGCACTACCATCTGCTGTAGTAAGACCCATTGTAAATTTATCAGCAGATTCATCCCACATAAAGATCCCATTATTCTGATTACCTCTATTTATGAGCATACCTGAATCATTTACAGGGCTTCCTGTTAATCCTGCATTAAGCTGGAATAGGTTATCTTCTATATCAAGATTCGTTGTGTCTAGTGACGTTAGAGTTCCATTAACAGTTAAATTACCTGCCACTGTTAAGCTATCTGCAATTTGAACATCATCAGGTAGTGTTAGCGTTATGTTTGCAGACTCGCTACCACTTCCTGACACTGTAATCTTATTAGCTGTTCCAGTAATTGTTTCGACATAGTTGCCTGTTGTATCAGTTCCCAATGCTACTGAATTAGCAGCTACACTTGTTGCTTGTATTCCTAATGCATCAACAAATGCTTTAGTAACTCTAGCATCTATAGCTGAATTAGCTCTTGTGTCTGTAAAGTATAGGTTTGTGTTTTCTGTTAAATCAGCAGTTGTTTTATTTCCAAATGCAGAATCAAACCTAGTAGTTGTGTAATATAAATTAGTTGTGCCTTCACTTAAATCATCTGTATCTTTAGATGTAAAAGCAGAATCAAATCTAGCTGTTGTGTAATATAAATTAGTGCCTTCTGCTAAATCAGAAGTAGACTTAGTTCCAAGCCTTGTATCAAAATCTGAATTAACTCTAGCTGTTGTGTAATATAAATTACTACCTTCAGATAAATCGCCAGTATCTTTTGTTGCAAGTCTTGTATCAAAAGCAGAATTTACTCTTGCATCTGTATAATATAAGTTAGAACTACCCTCACCTATATTATCTGTATCTAAGACCAAGGTTCCGCCTAAAGCTAAAGATTGCGAGTTAATAGTCACGCTTGAATTAGCAAGTTTAGAATTAGCAATAGATCCAGCAAGCATTGTGTTTGTGATTCCAGATGCTTTTACTCTAAGTGCATCGCTATCTATTTCAATAGAAGAATCATCTACTGCAACATTTAAAGTAACACTACCAGAAGTACCGCCACCAGTTAAAGCATTACCAGCAACAACGCCTGTTATATCAGCATCATTAGTATTTGCTATTGTCAAAGTTCCAGCAGTATCATCATAAGTAAGCTGTATGCCTGTTCCTGCTTGTAATAAAGCATTAACCTGATCGTCTACCCTTTCATTAGTGAAATATAAATTTGATGATCCCTCTGCAACTGAATCTGTGTTAAATGAAATGTTTGCACTACCATCAAAGCTAACACCATTAATTGTTCTTGCAGTTGCTAATGTTGTAGCTGTATCTGCATTACCAGTTAAATTCCCTGCAAATGTATTAGATGCTGTAATGCTTACGCCTGTAGTAATAAAAGCTGAGTTAGCAGCATTTCTTATTTTTAATACATTATTAGATGTATCTACCCATAATTGATGTGCGAATGTAGTTGAAGGCTCACTAGCTCCACTATTAACTGTTGCAATAGCAGATAAAACATTGTTTAGATCAGCTCTAAAGTCTGCTCCTGACTGGTTTGCTATATTGTAATCATGTTGTGCCATTTTTATTCCTATATTTTATTAATTTTATACCTACCTTTGATATTTATAAATCTTATTTATGCAAATTATCCCAAAATAGATACCAGTTCATCATGTTTAGTTATATGTTGATTCATTTTGTTTTGTGTAGCTTCTTCATCAACCTGTTCATTTATTATTATGCAAGGAACTTCAAATATAGTTCCATCATCTCTTGTAGCTACATAAAACTTAATAAAGTTATCTGATTCTCTTTGTACTATTTCGTAATTCATATTAACTAAATACCAAAAATCTATCGCGATTATTAGGAGAATATAAATCACCTAAATCCCATGCTCTTAGTCCACTACTAGAAGAATATGAAAGTGATGTTCTTGATAATGTTGCTAGTAATGTACCAGTATCATTAGTTCCATTATAAATTTTTAAAGTAGTCCAACCTGCATTGCCTGTTGGAGTTCCAGAAGTATCAAGAACACGAAAAAATGTATTACTAAAATCTACACTATAAAATTCCCAAGATGGATTATTACTATATAAATCGCATGTTGAATCTGTTGTTGAACCAAAAGAAGTGCCTGAAACATTACCATAACCAGTATAAGTTGAGCCTGAAATAGTTGCTGAACCTGAAGTAATACCTGTTGTCCATAATGTAGTAATAGAACTAGCACCATAAAAATCAGACATAGATATAGCACCTGAAGATACACCTGCAAGAGTTCTTAAATCAGTTTCGCCCATAGAAGATGTAGCTGTAGCACTTCTACCTAATTCAACATTAATTGACCTATCAGTAGCAGTGCCACCTATAGACATTGTTCCTGAACTAGCTAATGTCATTATCTAACCTTTTATTAAGAGCATCAATTTGTTCTTGTTGATGTTTTACTGTTTCTATTAAATAACCAACTAAGTTTCCATAAGCCACTGATTTAGTGCCTTCTTTATCATCTGCTGTAATAACTAATTCAGGTGCAATAGTTTCTATTTCTTGAGCTATAACACCACTTCCTTTTTTGCCATCTTTTATAAAGCTAACACCTCGCATTTGTAATGTTTTGTTAGCATAAAGTGTTTCAATGTTTGTTTTTAATCTTTCATCTGAATATGCGGTGACATTACCTGTTGCGGTTAGATTTCCTGATGAATCAAAAGTAACAGCTACAGCACTATTTGTCCCAAATCTCATAGCATTTGTTGAATGATTATATTCAATGGAACCTGAATCTGCACCATCATTAAATCTTACTGTTGAAGCACTTGTAGAACCTAAGGTGATTCCTGTTTCACCGCTTTGAGTATTATTACCAACAATTAAATCATCTGCATTATTAGCAATATTTGTATTAGATGAAACACCAATCATTACACGCTGACCAGCATCAATACGGAAAGCCTCTGAACCATTATTCTTAAACAACATATTGGTTTGATCTTGCTGTATTTGAGACACAGCAGCACCACCACTAATATCTTCCAATGTTAATGTTGGTAGATAGTTTTGTATTAGAATACCGCCTGTACCATCATTGGCACCAGATGTAACTTGTAGTTTTGGGTCATAAGTTGCGTTAAATGAACTAGCTCCAACTCCTAAAACATTAGGAATATATAATTTATTAATATATGAAGTGCCGCCTGCATATAAAAAATAATCATCATTAACAGTTGATTGATTTATAGTAACTCTAGGAGTAGCAATTCCAGGGCTGTTTGTATTGCTTGTTGTATTACCAGGAAATATTTTTGTAGGAGTCCACTCAACCCTACCATCACCACCACTTCCATCATTATAAAAAATAGCAGCATATTCATCCATTTCAAATGCAACATCTCCTGTACTTTGTGCATTGTTATAGGCTTTATAAGTCATTTGGATTCCATCAACTTTAAGCTGATTTTTTGTATCTGCTCCTATTGATAAAGTCTTAGCTGTTCCTGAACCTGATACACCAAACAAATCATCCAATGGGTCACCATCAAGAGTAATAGTGCTTGCATCTAAAGTACCTGTTACTGTTGCACCTGTGACATTTAAAGATGTGGCTGTTAAAGCACCTGCTATTGTTGCACCTGTAGCAGTCATAACACCAGCAGAAGATACTGTAAAAGCTCCTGAACCTATGTTCATACTACCTGCTGTAATTGAACCTAAGTCAGCAGATATAGCTGCCAAGTTAGCTACATTAATTTCATTAGCAGTAATTGCATTTGCCTGAATATCACCAAGAGCAACAGGTGCATCTGAAACTGTAAAGGTTAAACTACTTGGCTCTGATTCAACACCTAAAGAATTGATAGAAGTAATTTTTGCAACATAATTAGTACCAGTTGGTATAAAAGATAGATCAGCAGAATTGGTATCAACTAATTTACTAAATATGTTAGTGCCTGAACTATTTTCTAAATCTAATCTGAATTGACTTGATGGAAAATTTGTTATTTGACTCCAGCTTATAAAAGGTCTGTCTATACCTGAAGCATTAGTATCGGTAAATGTAATTCCTGTTGGTGGGGTTACAGCATAAGCAGAAGGAGTATTAGATAATTCTTCTAATTCTTCTTGAGGTGGAACTTCCCATGTATAAACATCAAAATATTCTATTAAACTAACTGCAACTAAACCATTAGATTGCAATTCAAGAGCCTCTACTCTGCAAACTTTACCTGAGAATCCAAGACCTGCATAAGTTAAATCTACTATATCGCCCACATTAAGTTTATACATCTCAGGAGTTCCTAAGAACTGCATGCTGGTTTGATTTCTGCTTCTAGTTAAGATTGCCTTACCCATGTTATAAGCTATATAAGGGTCGCTTACAAAAGGAAATTCAGCTTTTATTTCTAATATTTCATCACCATCATCTGAATAATATTCAGGATTTGCATTATGTAAAACTGTAGCTGTATCTAATTCATATTTTTTATTAGCATTAAAGAATTCAACTATAACTTTATTTGCTTTTTTATCTTTATTACCATAATCAACTGAGATACCAGTATCAGCAATAATATGATTGTCTGTAATACTAAATGTAGAAGAACCTGTATCTTCTATAGATAATTCGTATTTACCATCAATATAAAGAAATATACCTCGCATATTTGCAAGTAATTCTTTTGAGTTTTCCATAACAGTGTTATTGCCATCAACATAACCATTGCAATGAAATCTTTTTACTTTAGCTAAAGCAGTTCCATTTTGTGATGAATAAGTAGCACCAAGAGTTCCATCAAAATAAATTAATAATCTTCTGGGCTGATTATAGGTTTGTGACCTTTCAACTGCTGTTATATATACGTTATTTAAAACAACATTAGAACTAGAATCAGTAATAGTCAGTATTTCACCAACTTTATTTTGCCACCACTCTAAACCACCTGAACCTGTTGGTGGTACGCTAATAAAATTATCTCCTGAGTTGCCACTCCAAGTAAATGATTTTGCAGTTCCATTATAATAAGGCTGGTCAACTGCAGTATCTGCTACATCAGCAGCAGAACTAAATGTAGATATATTTAATTGTGATGCTGTTAAACCTTTTCCGTACTGATTGTCAACAATGTAATCTAGGAAAGTTAATGCTGGATTATCTGAAAATGCATAAGTAGATGGAGTTCCTAGTCTTTGTGAACCACTACCGCCAGCAGTAGAATCTAGTCTAGGGTCATAAACCTTTTTACCACTAACCTGAACTGTAATTTGTGGCACTCCTCTGAATGTTCCATGCTCATCATAATAAAACGAAGCAGCTATGTAAGCTACACCATTTAATTTATGTGCTGAAGTCCATTTGCTTCCAATAGAAGCTGTAAGCATTGGGTCTGCTGTTTGTGTTGCAGCTCCATGATGTGCATTAAATACATATCTATAACCCCTTCCTGCTGGGTCTGTGCCAAAACCACCAGCAGAAGCTCCTGCTGTAGGAGTTCCTATAACTTGATTACCAGTGCATAAAGAACCTGCACCTGAAGATATTTTATCTGAACCTATATAACCACCATCTCTAAACTGATTTGGGTCTGATAATAAATTACCATCTATTTCTAATGTTTTAAGGTTTATATCATCTACCTCTCCAACACTAATTGCATAGACAACAAATAGGTGCATAGAATAATTATCAGCAGTGTCCATATAGACAACCTGAGCTCCAACTCTTCTAGTTCCATAGATGATTGGTAGCTTTCCACCAGCAGAGGTTTTATTGGCTAATATTTCAGCGGCTTTAGCCTGCATATCTTTAGCCTGCCTATAACCCTTGACCCCTGTATATGCAGTGTATGCTGTTAAAGCAGCTTGGGTATATGGATTTGCTAAAAATGCTCCAACAGCTTGAAAGAAACTAACTACAGCTTGCCAAACCATTATGAACCCCACCTAACATCTGATTTAACCTGAGTAGCAAATTCAAAACCCTTATCACCTGTACTAAATGCTTGTTGTGATTCATCTGTAAAATGTCTGCCTTTTGTAAGATTCCAATTTGCCCAGTGAGAAGCAACAGTCATGCTTAATGATGTATCATTAAGATTCTCTTGAATAACTACTTTTCTAACCTGACCTGTAAAAAAGTTTATTGCACCTACAATAGATTCATCAGAATTAAAATAAGCTAAATATATTTCTACTGTTTTATCAGTGAATGAACCATCTTGAACTAAAGACCTTACTTGGTCTGTTACATTTGAAAATGCTATATTTATTTCATCAACTTGTAATTGACCTGTTTCGGTTGTTGAATCAACTGTTAAAAAGCTACCACCAGCTTCATAGCTATTAGAATTATAAGTAACATTAGAATACCAATCAGTTAATCTAATAGTAGATGATAGATTAAGCTCTACTAGAAAAGCTGTTTTAGTTGCTGTTGATGATACTTGAGTTTGTAAAGCAGTAGATAAACTTCTAGGCATTAGGTTATAACCTCTCTAACATCAAATGAAATACTATAAAAACCACTAGCATCTGTTGTATACATAATCTCATTACTTGCAAGATAAACAGTAAAACTAGGCTTGTTTACAGTAACAGCTTCATTATCCGCTAGAGATGCTACTAGATTTGGAGATATAGTTACTGTATCTGCTCCACCTGATGCATCTGCATCTTCAGCAACCATATATACTTTAGAATGATTAGCAAACTTAATTAAATCCCCAGCTTTTAATGCACCTGTTGTTTGTGAAAATCCATCCATAGCTATGGTGTTATCACCTGCTGAATGTACACCTGCAACTAATATATCTGTCTCTGACTTGCTTGCACCTAAATTATCTAGCGGTGCTTGAATAGTAAAGTCCTCAAAAGAACCTTTTTGTTTTTGTAAAAATGCAAATATTTCCTGACTCTTTTCTTGTTGTAAAGGTGGCATTGCAACTGTAAAAGAAAAATATTGAGATCCTATTTGTCTGACTTGTTTTTTACCAGATAAAGTTTGGTTTATTAATGTAGGTCTATTATCTTTAAAATTTAAAGATCTAAAATTTGGGTCTGTAGGAAATTGTCCTGCCATTATACTACTCCCATTTTGCCTTGATTATTCATGGCGTTATTTATGATTGATGTTATCAATCCTTTTCTTGATGCTAACAACTGGTCAAATCCAGCAGCATCTACTGTTGAAATGTTAAAGTTTACTGTAGGAGCAGCTTGCATACCCTGACCTTTTGTATGGTCAATAACTGTTTCGTTAGGATGAACCATAGCCATAAAACCACCCTTGCCATCCATTCCTCCTGCTCTTATTCCTTTGCCTGTATATCCACCACCATCAAAGTCAGACATTCCGTCTACTGCATTAGCAAAATTATTATTAAATAAACTTCCTATATCACTAATAGAACCTTTAACCATGCCTACTGCTTTTTGAACTATAAATACATTTATTAATTCATTTATAACTGCTCTAACAATAGATGTTGCTAAATCTTTAAAATCATTAAACTGTTCACTTGTCACATCAAAAAAGTTTTTAAATGCAGCAGTAAGTTGACCATCAACTGTATCTGCAAAGTTTTTTGTAATAACAATACTATCTTTTATTGTGTTATTAAAATTATTTTGCGAATCTGAATTTTCATCTGTTGATACTTTAAGTTTTTTTTGTATATCAAGTTGTTTTTGTTTTTTGTCAATAAAATCTTCTGTTATTGCTACATTATCCTTGGCTACTTGCAGTGCTACTTTATTAGATTCACTAAATGGGTCTTGCTCATACATTTTCTGCAATTTAGCAACTGTTTCTTCTTGTTTTTCTAATATGGTATTCAATTCAGCCATATCTTTAGTAAACAAGTCAGGTTTTATTAAACCCATAGCTTCTGAAAAATCAAGAATGGCTTTTGTTACATTAATAAATTTACTTTGTAATGGCACTAGAACATCTCGTTTTAATCTATTCATAGTGTCATTAAAGTCTTCTGCATTATCTATTGTTTCTTGGCTAAAAATTCCAGTAGCAGATTCCGCCAAATCATCCATAGCTATAGCACCACCTTTAATAAGGTTTGCCATTTGTATACCAACTCTTGAGCCAAAGACTTGAGCTAGTAAACCGCTTCTTTTTAATGGGTCTTCTATAGCTTCTAAGCTATGGAAAAATTCTTTAAATAAGTCTTCAGTATTTTTAGTTTTACCATCAACGTCTTCTAAAGAAATACCCATCTCTTCAAAAGCTCTTTTGGCTAAACCAGTACCCATAGTAGCTTCACCAACACCTTTAGCAAAAAATCTTAGTGCTTTAGTAAAACCTTCTGTACTTATTCCTGATTGTTCAGCAGCAAATTGATATTGCTGCAAGAATGTTGTGCTTACATTTACAGAATCAGCAAGTTTTCCAATATCATCAGCAACTTGTAATGCTTGATTTCCAAATTGAACAATCTGTCTTACAGCAAAAACACCAGCAAAAGCACCAGCTAATTTTTTCATAGCTGATTGTGTGCTGTTAATATTTTTATTAACTGAATTAAAACCTTTTTTAGATTGGTCTTGAGCTTTAATTCTTAATTTATAATCAGTTGCCATTTTTTATCTGCCTATTCTTTTCCTCTAAGTATGCTAACCATCCTGTAAACTCGGATAAGGTCATCTTTTCTTCTAGTTCCTGAAGTGTGCAATGCAACATTTCAGCTAGATAATATTTAGCAAATAAGTCCTTATCCTCTACTACTTTTTTGCCTGTTCTTCTACACTTGGTGACGACATGATTTCAGTTGCAACTCTTGCAAGCACATCTTTATCTACACCATTCATAAG